TTTTTGTAATGTGGGAGCAACTATTGATTATTGTACATCTGACAAAAAGATCTATCAATATGTTACTGGTGTTATTATGTATGACGTTGCTGAAAAAAGAGCCGTATTTCAACGTGCTAGTAAAGTTGGTTCTTTGAACCTTTATTTATTATGGCGCTCAGGTTTAGTTTATCGTGGTGTTAAATCATCTGTTAAAAGAGCTTTTACAGATCAAAGTCGTCGTTTAGCTGTCTTTGATTCTCAATCTCCTTATTATTGGAAAGAAAATATTGTAAAATATTTAGCATGTGCTATTGTTTTTGCTTTGTGTCTTGCACTTATCTTTTATTTATATCAAAGATATTGTCATAATGATAATATTATTAAAGAGTCAAGAGGCAAAAATAAGAGTGGTAGAGGTCATATGCGACAAAATTATAATAAGCATACCAAAACTGGTAAGGAACGTAAGTTTGCCCGTTCTGTTTACAATGCTTTTGAAGATTATAAAGAACAACTTATGGAAGATGCTCGTTTAGTTGCTGAAAATGGTTATTTTTATTTTGATGGTGAAATCATTGACTATGAAACTCTTATGGGAAGATTTATGCTTACTGAGGAATTTGAATATGCTAAAAACAATGCTCGTATTTATGATGAGGAGTATTCTGAAGATGAAGATTATGATGATGATGATAATGAAAATTATGATTATCAAAAATATTTGGATCGTGAAGAACAAAGAGCTTATGACGATGCTAATGAGAATTTTGGAGATTATGGTAGAGACGGTGCTGCTGGAATTATTAAAGGAGGAAAAGTTATCAGTGTCAGAAATGATCATGGTGGCGATTACTCTGGTTTTTCTACAGGACGTAATTATTTTGAATCAAAACCAATGTTAAAGCATGGTAAAAATGTTGCTGGTATGTTTGCTAAGGTTTGTAAAGACAATGCTGAGGTCCGTCGAAAAGTTAAGGAATTATGCAAAGCAAATGCAACAGAAGAGGAGTTTAAGACTGTAGTTCCATCTTGGATTGTAAAACTCAAAGAACTCGATAATGCTAAAGAAAATATGCTAAAGGCTAATGAACCCGTAAAGAAAAGCGAGGGTAATGATGTTAACCTTAAGAAAAATAATAAAAATTCTAATTCTCACATTAAAAATTTTCTAGGTTATCAATTTTCTGCTATTAAAGGTGCTGTTATGAATTGCAAAAGCAACAAGTTTGATTTTGGAAGTATTAAAAGTATTGATGACAAGGTAGCTTTTTATATGCTAATATGTGAATATCCTGCCGAATTTAGTGATGCTGCTGTCTCTGATCCCGAAGATGTAAGAACAGTTTTTGGTTTAATACAATTTTCTTTTCAAAAAATGGTAACATTGTTTGATTGTAAAGATAAAA